GAAGTCGCCAACGGCAGGTGGACATAAGCTGTGAACCACCCTCCAAACGAGTTGGGATTATCTACGTTCAACGGGTTGTAGTGGTATTCAAATGGCTTTTGGTCCATGACTTGGAAGCCCTTTAAGTCCAATTCCTTAGGGTCCATGAAAGACCACTCAAAGACAGAGAAGTCCTGTGGGTTAGTGATGGTTTCAGGATCACGATTAGGAGGAATTCTCGCAAAGGTAATGGCACCAGCATGGAAACCGGTACCAGCCACCTTAAGAGCGAATTGGAAACCTCCCGACCAAGTGTTGTAAAGTGCCGTGAGGTATGAAATGACCCAGTTCATTCGGGCAGGATGAATAGGGACGGAAAAGAGAAGAGTTCCAGGCAACTGAGTAGTTGACCATGTGAAAGTAGCAAGTTGGATGAAGTGGTCATAAATGTAACGGTCAGGCCTATTGGACTGCCCTACATGGGAAGTTAAAGGCCCCTTTGTCTGTTCCTCTCCAGCTCGAAGTTTACTGATAGGGCCAGAACCTACTAGGTCCGGGTCCACGGTGGTTCCCTCTCCTGTGGGGACAGGTGGCGCAGTTGACGACATAATGACAACACAAACGTGACAATAAAGGCAATGAAAAAGCACAAATATGCAAAGACAAAGTACATTTAATACAACAAGTCACGCTATATACATACGGCAGGTAAATTTTAGTTAGTACCTGCAAACAAACTCCACGAAACAATCGTGGAACGTCGGCACGGGCTTTGCGATGGCTACCCTGTAGCGATCTACGCAAGCCAGCAAATGATTACGCACATAGCAAAAGAATTCCTTTCCATGGAGGAAACTCTCTCGCAAGATGTTTGCCAAAACATCAAAAATGAGTGCAGCGTCATAGCTTACAATGTCGGGTTCTTTCCAGAACTCATGAGGTCTGCTCGTAGTGAAGTCGAGCATGCGCTGAATGCTGTTCAGCTCCAGTGCACCAAAGTACAGTGGGCTCCCTTGGACCTTCACAAAGGAGCGTTTTAGGAATGTCAGTTGGTCTATGTGTTGGTAGGCAACGTAATTTCCTGTCTTGTCTGCTGGCGTGACTTCCAGACCAAGCTCAGCACACTTGGCAACGTACACATCAAAATTAAACCAATCTAAAATTTCAGGATTGATTGTGATGACGTTGTCGTCTCCATAGAAGCTGCAAGCGAGGTGCTTCATGAAGTTGGAGAAGCCACGATATCCATGTCGAGTCTCAGTGAGTTCGAGCCAAACATAGTAAGCGTAGATCCAGTTGACGAGAGAATTGTCGAGAGCAGTCTGAGGCTGACCTGTCATTTGACCTCCTGGCAGTTCGAAGATGAATTTCTGGTACAGGACAAAAGCACCATTCATGCACGAATAGAGAGATTTTCGAATAACGTCGTGCTCGGGTTCCCAGTGAGGATCACAGCGCTGATAGCAGATGTTTGCAATGTCTGCACAAGCCATGAGGACATCTTTGTGCATTCGAGTGTCCCACCCTTTGAAGTCAGCTGCGAAGCCAACCTCTCCAACTCGAGTATGCCATGCACGCAAGTTGGTCCAGTCAACACTGTGTGGATCAATGCCAATTTTAATTGGAAGACTCTCAAAGAGGGTTGTGATGCCAGCAGAGAAAGTGTGACAATATTGTCGATGAACAAGAGTGTAGTCAATAGGGCTTGCCAAAATTGAACGGGTGTTCGTATCGAAGATTTTGCTTGGCTTGAGAGGCTCATCCTTGTTTGAGGCAGTGAAAACAACGGCAGACCTTTCGCCCCTACGAGCGACGCTGACAAGTTGATCGCAGGCACGATTGAGAGCGGCACCATTCTCAGTTTTTGCGATGTGATAGATTGAGCCATCAAAGTCGAAGAGAGCATTTTTCTTATGCACACCGCGTGACGTCCAAGGAAAGCCGGCGCTCGAGTAACGATAGATTGGATTGCTTCCTGGCAATTGTGTCCATCTGTTTATGGCTTCCGTCTTTGTGAGAACTTTCATGTTGACGTGGTTAGACTGCATGACATCTGCAATGTGGGTGCCAATGTCCTCAACGCACCGAGCGAGCAAGTCGTGTCTCAGTGGCTTGTTGATGTTGTCATATTTCAAGATTCCATGAACAATTGGTTCAACGTCAATGGAACACCTTGGATCACGTTTCGACAAAACGGCTGGCTCATAGTGTGTGCCAACGTCCAAGCCAGCAAAAGGAGACTTGTAGTAGTGAGTCTTGGTTGGATATGTCTGCACAAAAGAGTCCTTTGTCACACCAACAATACGAACAGACCGTCCTTCAATTGGGATTGGCTCATCAAAGAGTTTCACGTTTTGGTGGTCTAAGACAACGACGTTTGGAGCCAAGCTTTCACCTTGCATTGGAACGTCCTCCCTGTAAAGAAAAGCGCCAAGACCATTTGTCGTGTTTGCAGCGGCGTGAAAGCCAATAAATTTACGCGGATATGACGAATTGATTAAGACAATGAGAGAGCCACAATCTCCACGCACAGTTTGAATTGGCGATTCTGAAAAGCCAGTACTGTGACCAGTGTAGGAAATGCCAGTGACATTGCGTTTCATATCAACTTTCTTGACAAGAATTTCTCCTAGAGTGATGACTTGCGTGCTGATAAAAGCACCATTCCGTTGAGCGAAATACGCCGGTTGTCCATCAAGAGAGGTGCGCACATCTGTTTTTGGCATAAGATGGTGTGTGATATCAACACATTGTGGGGCGCGCTTATCAATTTCAAAGAACCACAAATCCCGTTGTTCTTTAATTTCCACAGATCGTGCTATTTCAAAGTAGTCTTCACCAATGCACACTTTCTTCGCAACAACGCTCGCATGACTAACAGTAACGTACAAATGTCCCTTAAGTCCAATGGCGTAGTTGAGAAATTTCCCTTCATCATCACACAAGTGTACTTGATTTTTCACGCACGTCATCATGACAGTCTTTGCTGATGGATCCAAGCTGCTCTCCGACGTCAGTACTTTTGGTCTTTCCTTCAAGCGCGCTGCCAAACCTTGCTCACTAGAATCTGCTCTTGCCTCGCAGCTCACGACATCTGGCACGTACCTCTCGCCTTCTCCATAAGTACCCAGAGTTCTTGGTCTTTTCATCTCGGTTTCCACAAGATCAGCTCCACGAGTTTTTCCCATACCTGTTCCTGACCTGTCTTCTCCACGAGTATTTGGTACTTGCATGGCGGAGCGTGCCACTTTCTTCTTTTCAACGTCGCGTCTCCACTGCTCTGCTTCCTTAATGGCAGCTAATGTGCCAGGATCATCTTCCGTGTCTGAACCCCAGCTCTCGCCAAAAATGGGAGCAAAGGATGGCATAAGGATAGCACCAAAGCCTACGGTCAATTTGACGAAGAAGCCAAGAACATCGAGCCACGGCAAATCCTTGAAGTATTCCTGCATGGAAAAAGAGAGAGTGTCAGGCAGAGGTTTCAATTCGGCAGGTTCTGCAACAACAAGAACTTCATGGTCAACAGCCAAATGACCCTCTTCGCTCCAAACAACATACGAATGGTTGTTCGCGAATTTGAGTTTGAGCGTTGGTCCCTCATACTTGGGCGCGAGAGTGGCAAAACCAGCAAAGGCACGTTCCCATGTGTCAAAGTGGTGATGTGAATAGTCCCCCTTCCATGCAAGAACACACTGGAGAAAAGTTTGGTACACTTCGACGTTCTTATCCATTGATATGACGAGTTTTGCAATTTCCGAAAAAGACATATCACTAATGTTGGCGTTGTGTGGAAAGTTCAAGTAGAACTCATCTGTCGGCATGCTAGCATAATGATAGGGACGAAAGTTGTTAAAATCGTCACCTGCCTTGTACACACTTTCTTGAGAGCAAATGTAGTCACGCACACTCAATGCAGAGAATTCAATTTTCTTTCCATCATCACAATGTCTGTAACAAGAGACGAATTTCTTGTAACCTTCAGGATCACCAGCAATGTCGCTTGGCTTAGCAGTTCCCTTCCAAACGCCTTTCGACTTAAATGAAAAAGTGAAGACAATGAGACGTCGCGTGAATTTCTGTATTTCCTCCTTAGTCCACTGCAGCTCGCGATACCTACGTTGCAGAACACTTTCATTTGTGACAAGAACGACGGTTTTGTGGCACTGGCCGTCATAAGTTTTTCGCACAAGATCCACACAATGCAAGAAGGTGCCAGTATTTTCCGCAAATTCATCAAATTTAACACAAGTGTCATCAACATGTGCCAGGATGGTACTCTTCCCTATACCCGGTGGTCCCACGAGCATGAAACACGGTGCAGCCCGCGTTGTATCTCTCACGTGTGCTCTGAAAACATCAAAGTCGCCAAATTCGTACTGGCGCTGCCCACGGCCACGATTACCACCTCTATGTGGAACGTACGGCTGTTGGTACGGTTCAGCTGGACGTAGACGCACTTGATTAGGTTTTGGCCCTACATCACGTCTTGGAGGAGTGGGCAATGTGTCTGGTGGTCCTGGAACAGCTGAAACAGAAGCTAAGCGTCGCGCCAAGTATTCCTCATAATCCATGGATCGTTGTTGTTGCAACTCGTATGCTTCCAAGATAATTTGCTGAATTGTAACTGGTTCCATTGCGTAGAGCATCTGTCCTTGTCTAAAGTGCTCCATACGCGTAAAATTAAGATGAGACCAATCCTCTTTGTAATGGTGCAAAGGTTGAGCATACTGATCACCTTCCAATCTGACAGTATCCTCAACACGAATAACGAAGTCCCGTCTACGGTCAAGAATAGTGGGATCGTTGAGATTTTCTGACGTTTGGACGTAGCCGAAATTGGAAGCAATGAGTACATACTTGCTCGTGAATCTTTGTCCCTTGTCGCTTACGCCTGCCATGTTCAAGAGGAAAGCAGAATCAGTGTAAATGGCATTCAGTTCAGCGTGGTCGTCGCAGTCTTTCACGCTGTTAAAATCATCAAACATGCAAATGTCCTGCTGCATGTAATTACTCCAGAATTTGTCACTTTTGGGCCTGACATACTCAAGGAGTGTCTTTTGATGATAACAACTGAGTTGATCCGCTACATACCGGAGAAGTTTCGACTTTCCAACTCCAGAAGGACCATACACCCAAACGACAGTTGGATGTTGCTTACCAACAAGTGTCTTCAAAATAGAGTCGTGTTTGTTACGGATTTCAATGTACAAGAATTTCACCACGCTGAAGAGTTGTTGCATGTTGCTCAGATTCTCTGTAGAGAGTGCACACTCGTTGATCATTTGATGTACTTGCTCAATGTCTTCTTCGAGTGTCTCCAGAAAGTTCGGCTCTTTAATGACACTTGGTGCGTCCTGTTCCAAACGATCGCGTTTATCTTGCAAACGAACGCGAATTTCTTCAATTTTCTGCACAAGACGCGCACGAGTAGAGTCGTCCTTCACACCCAGAAGAGAACCCACGGCTGTCTTGACAAGGGTGGACATGCCAGTGAAACTCCTAGATATGTTGTCAACAGAACGACACACATTCCCAACTCCAATAACGGTCTTCGACAGGGAATCACCCTGTATATCTTTCGCACCAGTTAGGAGCATGACAACAGGTGCAGCAAAAGACAAAACAGCAGTTATAGTACGAGACAATTCAGGCGAAACATTAACGTAATCGGAAATGTTGATATCAAACAAAGACTGTGACACAAAAACATCTTCGAATAAAACACTCTCATCCATGGCACTGTAACGTGCAACTTGTTCAACAAATCCTGGCTTGCGGCCTGCGGAAAATTGCTGTGAAACAAAAGTTGCAAATTCTTTACAAACATCATAAAATAAAGTTAAAGCACGAACAATATGAGCAGCAACGCGACGAAATAAAGCAAAGTCCAGTTTCCAATAAGCGCCCCACAATTCCAAAAGGCGCACTACGCACGACACAGCTTCACCAACTGTTGCACAAGACCACAACTCACGGAGCAATGGTAAAGCGTTTAAGGGCTTGATGTCGTCCAACAAGCTCAACACAACTTCCAAAGTGATTGGCTCTGGCTTCTTGTGCTCTGGCTTGGGCATAATCGTCGGTGTCGACTTTTTCTCCTGGACAACCGACTGTGGCACAGAAGTCGTAATCTGGTCCTGTGTAATATACGTCGTCATAGTACTCGCAGATGCCTGCTTTTGTGTGTCCAAAGGCTGCCGAGTCAGGAATGTCGAGCACGATTCCGTCATGTGTTGTTGTCCCTGGCATTCCTGTGTAGTCAAGGAACGAGTCATATCTTGGATGCCAGACTGTACGCTGATTTGGATTGACTGCCTGCGTTCCTGGTCTGGGCCAGTGAGATCCTTCAAGTCCACTATACACTCCGTCGTCAGTGGTCGTTGACCAATGGAGATGTCTGATCTCAAGATGTTCTCCAGCGAGGAAACTAAGCGCTCCTTCTGTTGTGTGACTCGAGATAAAAACGAGGTAGACGCACTTACTGCATCCGTGGTCAAAACCTCCGTCGATATTCGTTCTTTCACAGGTGACTCGCTTTCGGATATGTTTGTTGCCATGATCTGGGCAATAACCGCCTTCACAACGGTAACACGTATAACGACACGACGTGACTAGAGAATCACCCTGTTTTTCCTGTCGCCAACTTTCACCCTCAGAACACAAATAAAGAGCGTTACAACGACGATAAATAGAAAGAGCTACAACGCCGTGGCACCTATGCAAAACACTGTGGACAGCCAACGTCTCAAATGTAGTGCGATACTGAGAAGGTACCTTGATAACAGTGTCATCAACACGAAAACGCTGGTAACGAGTACGCTGCCAATGACTGACAAGAAAACCAGTAATGTACATTACTAAAACACGTGCAATAAAGAGACAAAGTGCATGTGCCTAATAATAGATTTATAATTACTTCTATACGGTCTCAAACAAGACCCACTGCTAAGCAGTGGGCAATGGAAAAGAATGACAAGTGTTGCTGTTAAACAGACTTTTATCACTTGACAATTAAATTTGGATATACGAAGCTCATACAGGCTTCGAAAGTCACGACTGATTAGGCCGTAT